TGATTTTCTTAGGTCGATATGCCTCGACCCATAAAAATTCTGACATAATATAAACCTTTCTTATTCAAATTCAGAAGTAGCTTCGTTCACTATCGTATATGTAAGGCTACTATCGATAGATTTGAACTGAGCCATCTTCTGCTTGCTCAATGTAACTTCATATGAGCCTACCATCATTTTAAGATTCTCTACCTTGAACAAAGCGTTAAACCTTTTATCAGTCTTACCAACATCATAACAAAATGTATTGGTTGTTTTGTTCTTGCTGTTAACAGCTTTGATGCTAATTGTCTCACCATCACCTACGATAGCAATCTCTGGTAGCTGCAACACATTAGCTGCTTGCATCACACCTTTAATCACCTTGTCTGTGATACTAAATGAAACATATGTATCAGGCAGCTGAAACGGTTCAAGAGATGGAATGATGCGGAACGTATTTTTATCAGCGTAGAAGTAATCGCTCTTTGCACCATTCTGGCCACTTATGGTAAGGTACGTTGTATCAAAATCTAGGTCCGGCTCTTCGAGCAGGGACACAATGCCTAGAAATTGATTCAAATCATAAATACCAAATTCCCTCGGAAACATCTCCTGAACCTCCGCTTCAGCAATAACTGTCTTTGTTTCGGAAACAGTTTTAAGTTTGTTGCCTGTATACGCATACAACGACTGATTGATTGAAGAAAAGTTTTTCAGTAAGTTAAAAGTTTTTTGTGTAAGTTTCATAATATAAATCTCAAATTATTTCTTGCTTTTATCTTTGAAGTCACCACCAACGGTAGCGCTAGCGCCAACTTGTGCAAGGTCCATCAGGCTTCCACCAAACATATACGAACCCATGTGAGTAAGTTTCATCCATGGACACATCCATACTTTGATACCAGCTTTGCGAGCCCACTGGCAGAACATATAATCTTCAGAGAGATACCGTTTAGTTTCTTCATCAATCACACAATCAAAGTAAGCCATAATCTCACGTGAGCCATCAAATGCCTTTGTACGAACATGATCAGGCTTATAGGAGAACTCCGGATACGCTTCAGCATAGGCTTCGAAAGCACTACGTTGAATCATCATGAATCCTGTACCACCCTCCAGTACTTCTTGAGGTTGATCGAGACGAATCTCATTGCCACCAGATGCAGGATTGAATACATAATCACCAACGTATCTTTCTAGCTGACCGGGATCATCATCTGCAAACCCTTTATCAACAGCGCGCTTAATCTTTTCCCAAGCAATTGCTTTCTTAGGATAGGGGCCACAAACAACTTGCTTGTCTGAACCAGGTTCTGCGATAGCTGCAAGAGCTAAAACATCAGTTGGATCAAAACCAATATCACTATCAATAAACATAAGATGAGTACAGTCTGATCTCATAAACTCATCAACCAAATAGTTACGAGCTCGAGTGATCAACGACTCGTTGAATAGATAATAAAATCGACAATCGACTCCATACTTCAAAGCAAGCTGTGCCAAGTCAGTTGATGACTTAGTATAGATACCAGCGCATTGACCACCGTACATAGGTGTAGCAACCATGATCTTTCGCTTCTGAAGTTCTTCAGTATTAATTTTTATTTCAACACCAGCCATGTTTAGCTCCCATACTTTTTATCATGTTCTTTACCAATACCATAATCACCATCATAAGATGACAGAGCTTCAGCCTTGAAGTTCAGATACTGACCAATTCTTGTTCCTTTCTTAATTCTAGCTGCTCCAACACCAACGTGCAACACGCCTGCCATTACACCATTGTATCCTGAGTCGTATAGACCAGACGTGAGAAACAAACCATTGCGATTCAGCGTTGACCGTGTAATAACCCATCCCGCTTCGTTTGGACCAACGTCGATAATATTTTCCATGATGACCTCATAGTCACCCTGCTCTAGATTATAGTAACCATCCTGGTCAACTGGAACTTCTCCATTGCTACCTCGATGCTTTTTGTGCTCGTTAGAGATCTCAAACATATCAGGTTTGATGTAGAAAATCTTATCGACCCTTAGATCAACAGCGTTAGGTTGTACATCGCCTTCACGCACATTAGTTAGCGATGAGTTGGACTCGTCACCCATTACGTGTATCATTATTCACCGTCCTGTGTTGCGTACCACAACAATATAATATAGTGTATTGCTTTCAACAAATCTTTCTTATTGAAACCTTCCTTTCGTCCATACCTCATCAGATACTTAATAGCAGTATCACGTGATGTGGTGTCTAAAGTACCAAGCGTTTGCCATATGTCTATGGTCTGAATCTCTTCTTTCTTTTCACCTGCCTGGACTCCAACATAATGACCATTGTATGTTGACTCAATGTAGTTCAACACTTCCTTCATTATCTTGTCTTCTTTAAATCTATATTTGCTCATAGCCGTTTCCACATAATGTATCAATGTACTCAATGTTTCTTTTTGCCTTCTCAAGCAAGGACATATCTTTTGTAGAGAAGTTAAAGTCTACTTCCTTTTCAAACTTACCGTCTATTAGACCAGTTGGTGAGCTATCAAACTCAATACCATTCAATCCGCACCACACAGCAGCAGAACTATCCCATGTATCAACATGGCTTGACAACAGTCCAAGATTATCAATCTCGTTGGGTCCGTCAACCATACCAAGAAAATGGATTTTTTTATTATTGGAACTACATAATGTTAGGAGGCCTCGTCTTTTGAGCTCTCTCATCATTTTAGTTCTACTAACATATCTTTGCAATTTATTTCCAGTTTCTACTCCGTAAGCATTCGGTACACCAAGAATTGAAACGCCAATATAGTCTACAAGAGGACTTGAAGCTGCCCAAGCAAAAGTCGATATATAATCCTCTATATCTCCTATCTTTGATTGAGGTACAAAGAATGTCTTGAATCCGTGCTTCCTGAATTCTGGAGCTTGTTCCATAGCTGCTTGTATGGTTTTGCTTCCTAGCTCGTTAGGATAATCCGACATTACAATATACTTGGCGTTTATCCTGTGACCCATTGATACTAGCTTATCTGGATCATACATTGGCTTTTTCAACTTATACATTTCAAAAGCTGAATTATCAAGAATAATGTTGCTGCCAAATGCGGAAGATTTGTAAAAAGCTGCATAATCATCATCTGCTTCAACGAGATGGGCTAAAGCAAGATGCGCTCTCCTTGTACCTATAAGTTCATGCAAATGAGCTGTTGGTGATATGTGACAAAAATCTATACTCATTGATTGTACCTGCACGTTGCTCCGTTTTCATTGTCTTCGCTAACTGATATAACAAGTTCCCGATCCGGATAATGATCAAGTATATAATCAGCAAGATCATCTGCCAGCATCTCACACGACTGATAGTTGAGTTCAAGAGTCTGATCGTCATAAAGATCTTCAAGCTCTCGTTTAAACAAAATAAACTCAATGTCTCTATCGTCATGAAAAACTTCAATTTCTACACGGAAATGAAAGATGTGACGATGAGGGTGTTGGAGAAATTCAACACCAGATGGTGCATCAGGATAGCAATGAATGCCCTCTTTCTGAAAAGTAACCCATATACTCCTGTTCATGATAAACATCCTTGATCATCGAACTTCGAAGTGACTGCTATAGCGTTCCATGGATGAAGAGATTCTTCATGGGAAACAGCAATCGAGAAATCGAAAATACGCTTATTATCATACCATCCATCGAGAGCTTCATACATCAGCCTACAAACGTCTTCAGAGAAAAGAAGATTAGAACCATTTAGTTCTGCAAACGCTTGCTCGTCTCTACGCTTAACAACAATCTGAACTTCAGTAGGAATATTTTCACGACATAGTTCAACAAGATCTTCGATCCACACAACGTTACTTGGATCAAATTGAACCTTTACTGTCATTATAGATCTTTGTGAATGAGCATTAGCAGCTGCATCTCGCTTAGTACGAGCATCGTGAGCTAACTCGAAAGAGCAAGGGCATGTAGAAGAGTAGACGTAATCTACAGTAAGATAAAACTTATAGTCACCGTCCCTATACTGACCTTCAATTTCAGTTTTATAGGCTATGTGACCTCTAAGTTTTTCAGTGGTGTCTAAATTCTTAGATCTTAAAGCATCCTGATGCCAAGGATATTTGAAACGCAGCTTACAATATGCGTCTCTAGATCCTTGGCGCTCAGCTAGTTCCTTCAACGATTCTTTGATACCTTCCATGGTGAGGCGGTCTTTAATCTTTTCGTGCATCAAGAGATAAAGACGTGAAAGATTCAAACCTTTAGCGTTCTTATCATCTAACGAACAATACAAAGATGCCTCAGACTGCAATACTTGAGTACCACCGTCTCTCCTCTTTACCTGAATAGGTAGGTCAACAGGAGCAATCCCAACCTTTCTCAGTGGTACTCGAGCTCCTACAAGTACAGGATCTACTTGCGGGTCTGGCAAATCATCGGTATAAAAATCCTCATCATATTCGAATACCAAGTCAGGCATCTTAGACGAGTAATCATTATAACCGATAGTTTTTCCTTTCTTTCTCATATTCACCTCATACATTATAAAATATTAAATATCATTATATAAGATTATGTTGATATAGTCAACCTCGGTTCAACCAGAAATGACGATTCATCTCTTATTACTGTTGTTCTAGGTATCGATCCATCAACAAATAAATGCACACAAAACAT